TTCCACGGATCGGACTCCCCGCCACCGCGTCCTTGAATGTGGTGTGGATGACCAATGAGTCGCTGGGCATCTCACAGAGGAACAGCCAGCGTTGGGGTCGCGAGCACTGGTCGACCGTCATGCGGCTGTACCAGGATTACTACTATCGCAATCCCGACTACGTTACCGCTTCGTACGACAACTACTGCCTGTACTTCTACAAGGACTCGACCAACGTCCTGTCGCTGACCGGGACACTCGTACAGCCCACGGGGTCGTTTACGTTTGAGGGTTGGGTCAAGCCGTTCCACGCAGCACGTGATCGCCGGGCCTTCACCATCCAATCGCAGAACGGATCGTACTGGCTGGGCATGACCGGATCGGCGGGCCAGCTGGTCTTCAGCGCCTCCAACGGCACCTACCTCACCTCCTCGCTGGCGATGAACATCGCCTCCTGGAACCACGTCGCCGTCTCCTACGACGCCTCGACGTACCGGGGGACCATGTACATCAACCTCACCAACGTGGGGACGTTCGGCATGACGCCGCTCACGGCGTCGGCGGTCACCACCCTCAGGACGATCGGCAACCAGCTCGCCGGCGGCGGGATCTCCACCGAGACGGGAGCCACGGTCGCGGCCTCGAACATGTCGTTCCACGGCCTGGTCGGCGAGAGCCGCCAGTGGTCGTCGGCACGTTCGTACGCCCAGCTCTCCAGCTCGTGGAACTCCAGGCTGACCGGTTCCGCCCTGACGGCCTCCAACCTGGTCTCCTGTGTCTCCCTGAACGACGGGCCGCTGTCGAGGATCTACTCCTATGCGATGGGCTCCGGTGCCCTGGACCAGGCGAGGTACGCCCAGGGAGCCCAGTATCAGTTCGGCCGGCTGCTCGGGTTCGACGACAGGTCGGGACCGGTCTGGCAGCCCAACGACAACGTCAACTTCTTCGTCCCCAAGCAGGTCGCCCCCTCGTACGTCGGGGCCAACAGCTCGGTGAACCCCGCTTCGTTGCTCCGGGGAGACGACCTCGCCAGGATGGTCGTGATCGACGTTCCATCTGCATTCTACGGTAGGACGATCGTCCCTGGCACCGTCTGCGTCGTTGATCGATCCTACTCCTCCAATTCGTACGGTCTGGTCCGCACCCTGGTCGATGATGGTCGCGGCAACCTTTACCTTTCAGGCTCAGTCGTCTCCAGCTCCCAGACCCCACAGTATGTGGGATTTCCCCGCACCCAAACCGATGCGAACAATGCGATCGGGTATGGAAACTGGGGATACGCGTATCTGCTTGACGACCTCGGACAGAGCCAGCCCGTCGCCCCGACTTGGGGCGGTTTCGTTCTATCGACTTCGCTTCCCGGGCCCATCGTCAACGTGGCCTCTCCGTTCGGGGAGGGATCTCGTGCCATGCGTTTGGGCGATATCGGTATCGACGGCATCCAGTCGGCTCGCTCTCTGAATCCCGCCGCGACCACGACGTTTCAGCCTGGAAACACGGACTTTGCCATCGCGTGGGTGGGTCGCTTCGGTGGACTTTACGGAGCATATAACGGCACCACCGCCATCGATTTCAATCGTCTCTTCGTTAAGTCGACATTCGGAGCCGGCGGTGGGTTCATCCAGCTCGGTCACTATGGACCGCACTATGCCCTTGACGGAATTCGTTGGGAAGGCGGAGACGACCTGACTCATGGTTTCGTGTGTGACAACGGCCTCGGCGGAGCCGTCCCTAACGAGTGGCACGTCGGGATTTGTGTCCTGGATCGGACGAGGCAAGTCGCCAGGGTGGGTCTCAAGTCCCTTTCTAGCGGTCGCGAATTCATCTCACCCGAGTCTAGTATCGCCCTGATGGGATTCCTCTCTAACAGCGCCGGATTCGTCGTTGGATCTGACTCGAACGCCAACCTGGACATCGCCGGTTTCATGGTGGCTTCTGGCACCAACTCGGCCACCGGGCTGTCGGCAAACATGCAGACCGCCCTGGAGAATTTTGCCTCATACGCGATGACCAGGCGCACATTTGATAACTCCACCGTCGGGTGGAACAAGGTCGGTAACGTCTTTTACGGGGAGGGCTTGATCACCATCAAGGATCCGAGCCTGTTCGACGTGGGCCGCACTGACGGCTCCCCTGCCGCCGCGACTGACACGTTGCAGCTATCCTTCAGGGGACAGTCCCGCGTGCCCGTCAAGACCCTGATGTGTCGTGTCGACCGCGGTGACTTCAACGCCACGACCAACCCGACCTTCTGGACCACCGATTCGGACGGCAACCATGTGCGACGTCACGTGTCCGGTAGCGTCTATGCCACCACGGTCGGCATCTATAATGCAGAGCGTGAGCTCGTCGGCGTTGCCCGGCTCGCCGATCCGGTCAGGATCCGGGAGCGGGACCGGCTGAACATCAGGCTCAGGATGGACTTCTGATGCACCAGCACGATTTCTCGAACGTACTTGTCGTGATCGGGGACCCCATGGGTAGCCTCGACAGCTACTGGACCTGCGGCTGCGGCGTGGTCAGGCACACGTACACGTACCGCGGCGTCCAGATGTACGAGTCCTTCGATGAGCCGAACTCCTTCGGGGCCGGTTACGCCCACGGCATCGCCCTCGGAATGAGGCAGCGGTGATCGTCGGGTGGGACGTCTCCACTTCCGCCATCGGGATCTGCGTGAAGGACGATTCGGGGAAGACCCTCGAGTTCGGAGTCATCTACCCAGCTGGGTCGACGCACGCAGAGAAGCACCGTAACGCGGCCTCGCAGGTGGTCGCCTTCTGCAAGCGAGTGTGCCCGAAGGCGACTCACTTCGTCGAGGACCGCCTCGGAGGGTTCTCCAGCGGGCTGACCACCAAGCAGACCCTCATGGCCCTCGCCGCCATGAACGCGGTCATCTCGTTTGTGCTCGCGGACTTCGGCCCAGTCCAACACCTCCACCCGGGAACCACGAAGAGGATCACCGGCCTTGTTGTCCCCAAGGGAGGAAACAAGAAGGAAGAGGTGGTAAAATTGGTCAGGTCACGTGAGCCGAGCTTCCCGTACCGCGAAACCGATGCGGGGAACTGGGTGAAGGGCACGGACGACATGGCCGATGCCTGGCTCCTCGCGGAGGCCGGTGGTAAGATCAGCCGAGGCGAGGCTACCGTTGGACAGCAGAAAAAAGCTACGCGCGGTCAGCCAAAGGCTCGGCCCGCCAAGACAAGAGGCAAAGCACAAGGGCGAGTACGGGTTCCTGTGCCCGAACCGTCGGTGTGACAGCGCCAAGCAGGGCAAGGTCCGGCTCTGGGTGAACCCGGACCGGGACAATTTCAACTGCTGGCACTGCGGGTGGGGCGCGGCCACGTTGGCCCCGCTCATGCTACCCAACTCCCCCGAGCTGAGGGAGTACCTGGAGGGTCGGCCCGCGAAGCCGGGCCAGTCCACGAAGGACGACAAGCCCCGCTGCACGAGCCTCCCGACCGGCTTCGTCCCGCTTGATCGGAGCGCACCCACCACGGCCTCCCCATACCTCACCTACCTGGCCAACCGGGGTGTCTCCGGACGCACCGTGGAGCTCTACAGGATGGGCTACGTGGACTCTGGTCCGCTGAGGGGTCGGGTGGTGGTGCCGTCGTTCGACAGGTTCGGCATGGTGAACTTCTGGTCCGCTCGATCGATCCACCCGGTGGAGAAGGTCCACAGTTACCGGCTGCCCCTCGCCACCAAGGACGTCATCTCGAACGAGCACCTGGTCGACTGGACGGCACCCGTCTACCTGGTGGAGGGCATCTTCGACGAGGTCGCCATCGGCCCGCAGGCGATCGCCCTGTACGGAAAGTTCATGCAACCCTCCCTCGCGGTCAGGCTCATCGAGAAGAGACCCCCGATGACCTACGTCTGCCTGGACGACGACGCCGAGGGGGAGGCCTGGGACCTGATGGGAGAGCTGATGCGTTACGACATCCCCTGTGCGATGCTGTTCCTCGAGGGCAAGGACCCGTCCGAGGTCGGGGCTGAGGCGGTCCGGCTCGCGACGACCGACACGGTCAGGGTCAACGATCCCGTGGCGATGCTGCGGGCCAGGATCCATCAGATGTCCGGGACGGTCTGATGCGCATCGCCCACATCTCAGACCTGCACATTCGGAACTTCAAGTACCGCGACGAGTACCGCGCTGCATTCGACCAGCTCTACCGCAAGATCGACGACTCGGCCCTAGACCTGGTGATTAACACCGGGGACACGGTACACAGCAAGCTCGCCGTCTCGCCCGAGCTGTTCGACGACGTGGCTAAGCACATGGTCGAGGTCTGTCGGATGGTCCCGTACTGGATCATCCTGGGAAACCACGACCTTAACTTGAAGAACTCCGACAGGATGGACGCCATCTCACCGGTCGTACGGGCCCTGCAGGGAAAGACCCGGTACGAGCTGAGGATGCCCGAGGCCCAGCCCGAGGGCGAGAAGATGATCCGCGGCGATTTTCCGGACTTCACGTTCTGGAACCATGACATCCGCGGTCACAAGCCGTTCAAGGTCGATCCCTCGCAGATCAACGTGGGGCTCTACCACGGCTCGATCTCCGGCTGCGTGACCGACATGGGCTTCAAGATGGAGAAGGGCGAGGCCGAGGTGGCCCGGTTTTCCAACATGGACTACGTCCTGATGGGGGACATCCACAAGTGCCAGCCCTTCCGGAACGGGAGGATGTGGTACGCCGGCTCGCTGATCCAGCAAAACTACGGCGAGGACCTGTCCAAGGGCTTCCTCATCTGGGAGATCCACGGCAAGGACCGCTGGGACGTGGAGTTCGTGCCCATCAACCCACCGGGCCGCTTCTACACCGTCCAGGTCCCGGCCAGCCTCGACCTGGAGGCCGTGAAGGTTCCCCCGGGATCACGCATCAAGGTCCGACTCGAGGGTGAGATCACCCCGAGCAAGCGGGTGGAGCTGGAGCGGGCCATCGCGGAGCGATTTAAGCCCCTGGAGATCATCACCCCCGACCCGACCGGCGAGAAGAAGGCCCTCGAGGAGATCGACCTGGCCACCCTCGGGCTCTCTCGTGAGCAGATGATGAGGGAACACCTCACCGAGAAGGGCGTCCCGAAGGCCGACGCCGACGAGGTCATCAAGCTCTGGGACGAGATCATCAAGGGGGTGGACCAGGACGCCGTCCGCGGTACCACGTGGAGCCCCAGCTGGATCGGTTGGGACAACATGATGAACTACGGCGAGGGTAACGGCATCGACTTGGCCAAGATCCGGGGCCTGGTGGGCATCTTCGCACCCAACGCCAGCGGCAAGTCATCGATCTTTGACATCATCCAGCAGACATTCTTCGACAAGATGTCCAAGGAGGTGTCCAAGAACATCGACCTGATTAACGACAACAAGGACGAGGGCCTCATGCAGGCCACGTTCTCGGCCGTCGGTCACAAGTACAGCATCGTCCGCAAGATCGAGCGCATCAGCTACGGCCAGCGGAAGCTCGCCGAGACCAAGCAGTGGGGCAAGACCTCCCTCGACTTCACCCGGGACGGTGAGTCGCTCAACGGGACCTCCCGTCCGGAGACTGAGAGGGCCATCCGCCAGGTGGTCGGGACCTTCGAGGACTTCGCCCTGACCACCATGGTCTCCCAAAACCCTATCTTCGGACTTCCGGGGGGCGGCGACATCATCAACTGCAAGGAGACCGACCGCCGCAAGATCCTCTTCAGGTTCCTGGACCTTGACGTGTACGAGCGGGTCCACCAGATCTGCAAGGACGAGCTTAAGTCGATCGTTGGGAGCCTCAAGGGTCGGTCCCTGACCGAGATCGAGGTCGAGCTGAAGGCCCTGGAGCCCATGGGAGCCTCCCTGGACACTGAGCTACGTCACGAGAGGGGTGGCCTGACGGCCCTAGACCTGGGTCTGAAGGACGTGCGTGAGCGTCTGGCTCAGTTCGGGGCCTCGGACTTCGACAAGTTGGCCGCCGACGCCTCCATCTTCCGCACGGAGGTGAAGACCCTGACGGCATGCCTCGGTGGGAGCAACCTCCGGAAGGCCACCGCCAACCTTAAGGTCGAAGAGCTGACCCAAAAGCTCACGAAGCTGGAGGCGGACCCTCCCTCCGTGCCGGAGATCACCCTCCCGGAGCTCACTAGGAAGCTCGATGACCTGAAATTCAAGCGTGAAAAGGTCAAGATCGAGCTCGCCAGGAGGACGGACGAGCTGAAGCGCGGGGCGAAGTCCCTGAAGACGCTCGAGGACGTCCCCTGCGAGGGCAAGTTCCCCACCTGTCGGTACATCACCGAGGCGGTGGAGTTCGAGTCCCACCGGGATGAGATCCAGAACGCCATCACGGAGGTCGTGAAGGAGGGCGCCGGCTACGACTACGAGATTGTCGGTCTGGAGAACTTCAGGATCTTCCACGACGAGCGCATCCTGTGGGAGAGGTCGGTCTCCAACCTTAAGCTGGAGCTCGAGCAGATGAAGGCTGAGGAGAAGAAGGCCGAGTACGAGTCCGCCGGCTTCTCTGACGGCCTCGCGGAGGCCCGTCGACAGCTCGAGCACCTCGAGGGAGTCCTGGAGGCGGCATCCACCACCTCCTACGGGGCCATGCGCGCCGAGGAGAAGGAACTCCTGAGGCAGATCCGGCTGAAGACGGAGGCGACGGACGCGATCCTCAAGAAGATCGGCGCCCTGGACGCCCGGCGGGCCGCTCTGCAGATGGAGCTCTCCAAGATCTCCATCATCGCGAAGAAAGTCGCGGCCCACGAGCGACTCGAGGAGTTGACCGGTAAAACCGGGCTACCGTATCGCATCCTTACGAGGGTCCTCCCGGTCATCAACTCTGAGATCGAGAAGATTCTGGTGGGCGTCGCGAAATTCTCGGTTTTCTTCGAAGACGACCCAGAGTCGCAGAGCGTCAGCCTGTACATCCGCTACGGGGACTACAGGTCCCGTCCGTTGTCCCTGGGATCGGGGGCGGAGAAGTTCATCGCCTCCCTGGCGGTCCGCGCGGCCCTGTTGAACGTCTCGTCTCTTCCGAAGACGGACGTGCTGATCATCGACGAGGGATTCGGAAAGCTGGATCCGGAACACCTTGAGTCTCTGCAGAGGATGTTCGAATACCTAAGGGAGGCGTTCGGGACCGTCTTCATCGTGTCACACGTCGACTCCATGAGGGACATCGTCGACCACAGCATCGAGATCACCAGCCAGGACGGTTACGCCCACGTAGAGGTCACGTGAAACTCTTCAACGATTCAACCGGAAAGCCCAGCCTCACGGCGACGATGGCCATCGTGTCGTTCGTCGTCGTGATGGTCAAGGTCCTGCTCAACGGGTCCACGATCTCCATCGGGACGTCGTCGTACTCGTTCGGCACCATCGATGGCTTCGCCATCGGAGCGATCTTCACCCCGATCCTAGGAACCTACACCGCCCGTCGCTGGGGTGACAGCATGACGACGGTCGACGGATCCGGCGGCAAGCCGGGAGACGGAGCCGCATGAGCACGACAGATACCATCAAGTCCGCAGTCCCTGTCTCGCTGGCCGTCGTCGGCCTGGCGATCGCGTGTAGCGCAATGTACGACTGCGGGAAGAAGTCGGCCTCGAACGAGATCGCAGACCTCTCGACCAAACTCGCAGAGAGCGAGCACACGATCGAGATCGGCTCGGACACGTTCGCGACGACGATCGTGGAGAACTCACACCTGAAGGATCTCTTGAGCCAGACCCTGCAGGCCAAGCAGAACCTGATGAAGATCCTGGACGAGACGCAGGCGCAGCTCCTGACGACCCAACAGGTGGCCGTCAAGTGGAAGAACGCCTACGAGGCCGAGCTCTCGGCCCACCAGGGCGACGGGGGAAGCGGCCAGGGATCCGACGGGCAGCCCACCGAGCGCAAGCGGGTGGACTTCGCAGGCGACCTGGGACCGATCCATGCGGCCGGTTACACTCTGACGGACCCGGCGGAGGCCCACCTGAAGCTCGACCAGCTCAGGCCGCTAATCCTCAGCGTCTCCGTCGCCAGGAACAGGGACGGCAAGTGGCAGTCCTACGTCACGTCGTCTGAGCCGAACATGACGGTGGACGTCAACCTGGCAGGTGTCGACCCCGGCGTGGTGGCGCCGTCCTGGAAGCAGAGGATCTGGGCAGAGGGTGGCATCGGCTTCCTCGTCGGCCAGGAGGCCCACCTCGGCCTGTCGTACCACCTCGACCGCTATTCACTCGGGGCGTACTGCTCCGTCTTCAACGGGGGAGACGCGTGCGGCGTCTCCGTGGGGTTCAGGCTGTTCAAGTGAAGCACCGTCGCCAGGTCGTATCTCCGATCTCGCTCAGGAACGAGTACATCTACCCGGGCGACTACTCCGTCAAGATGATCATCGATCCGCGGGAGTCGCCGGAGATCGAGACGGTCACCGTCAACGTGCACAACTCGGACGGGAAACCCATGTCCTACGGGTACCGACGCTGGGGGACCAAGCTGACCGTGAACTTCACGGTGGATGACAGGACCCCCGACGGCGTCTCGTTCATCGACATCACTCTCTTCCGAAAGGACGGCACGTCCTCCAGGGAGAGGTTCGACTTCTGGACGATCAAATGACCGAGGACGAGAAGCAGCAGTACCGGGTACCCGTCTGGTGTCCCATTTGTGACCTCGTCATGAAGGGCGACAACGAAACCTATTTCAGATGGGGATGTTGCCGGCTCTGCCACATCGAGTTCGTCGAGGACCGCGAGGACCGCTGGCGCTCCGGCTGGCGGCCGTCCGCGGATGAGGTCGAGGCCTTCCGCCGCACCATGGGCGGCTTTTCTCCCTAAAAGCTGAAGATCCGGCAGTCCGCGGCGGGGACCCTACTTAGCCCAAGTAGGGAGAACCGCCATGCCGAAGCCTGAAGCTCCGAAGGGATACGAGGTCGCCGGGACCGCGTACCACCAACACGAAGACAAGATCGCCAGCCTCGAGCAGGCGTTTGCGGACTATCGTACGTCCGTCCCGGCCCGTAATTTCACCCACCGTACGAACGGCCACCAGGTGACCATCTACTGCCACGCCCACGAGCGTGGCCTGGGTGACCCGGGACGGCGAGCCCTCCAGGTCAACGCCATGGAGAAGGCCATGGACGCGTACGTCAAGGGCCTCAAGAAGAAGTTCCGCGAGATGGGCGCGGGCACCCTCGACCTGAAGGAAAAGAGGGACCAGAGGGGCTACGACCTGCAGAAGGCGTCGCTCAACGACCGCTGGGAGATCGTCTACCGCCGGACGTTCGAAGTCAAGGACCTCCTCCCGACGCGCGAGGACTGATCTTTGAACAAGCAGGCTGTCAGGGATGAGATCATCCGCTGCGGCCAGGATCCTGTGTACTTCATGAACAAGTACGTCAAGATCCGGCACCCGACGCGCGGACTGATCCCCTTCAAGACATTCGAATACCAGAACCGGGCCGTCGGAAACTTCCGCAAGAACCGGTTCAACATCGTCCTGAAGCCGCGGCAGACCGGCTTCACGGAGCTGACGTCTGCGTTCATCGTCTGGCTCATGCTCTTCCGGCGCGACCAGTCGATCCTCTGCATGTCGATCAAGGCGGAGACGGCCAAGAACCTGGTCCGTCGCGTCAAGACCGCGCTCAAGAACCTGCCCAAGTGGCTGCTGATCGCGGACATCGTCACCGACAACAAGACCTCCCTGGAGCTCTCGAACGGCTCCTGGGTCAAGTCCGTGGCCAAGTCGGCGGACGCCGGCCGTTCCGAGGCGCTGACCCTGCTGGTCATCGACGAGGCCGCGCACATCGACGGTTTCGACGAGATCTGGACCTCCATCCGTCCGACGGTCTCGGCCGGCGGTCGCATCATCATGCTCTCCACGCCGAACGGCGTCGGAAACGTCTTCCACCGCATCTACACCGACGCGGAGGAGGGCAGGTCCGACTTCGCGCACCTCCAGGTCAACTGGTGGGAGCACCCCGAGCACATCTCCGACCTGCACGTCGATCCCAAGACGGGCCGCCACACGTCCTCCTGGTTCAAGAGGGAGACCAAGGACATGTCGCTCAGGGAGATCGCGCAGGAGTACGAGTGCGCCTTCCTGGCCTCCGGCGACACGTTTTTCACCCCCGACATCATCGAGTGGGCGCGCGCGCTCATCACGGACACCGACCTCAGCGACGGCCTCAAGATCTTCGTCGAGCCGGTCAGGGGCCGTACGTACATCATGGGTTGTGACTCGGCGACGGGTGACGGTCGCGACAACTCCGGCTGTCATGTCTTCGAGGTGGAGAGCATGGAGCAGGTCGCGGAGTACCGCGGCAAGGTCCACTCCGACCAGTACGGACCGGAGATCTGCAGGCTGGGCCGGCGGTACAACAACGCCCTGATGGTGGTGGAGAACAACGCCGTCGGCCTCGCGGTCCTCGAGCACGTGAAGCTCGACAACTATCCGAACGTCTTCTACATGCGGCGCGGTGCCAAGGCCGGCATGAAGCTCGGCGACCCCGGCGCGGCCGGAGAGGGCGCCATGACCTCGGAGTACATGCGTGGCGTCATGACGCTGGGTCCCAACCGGCAGATCATGCTGAACAAGCTGGAGGAGCTGCTTCGCAACCAGGCCATCCGGTTCCACTCGGCCAGGTTCGTCTCCGAGATGGAGACGTTCATCTGGAACAACCGCAAGCCCGAGGCGCGTGCCGGCAAGAACGACGACATGATCATGGCCGCGGCCCTCGCGGTCTGGATCCGCGACAACATCTACGGGGACGTGTACAACAACTCCGAGATGACCAAGGCCATGATCGGGGCCATGAAGGTCTCGGCCACGACCAACACGCAGATCCACGGGGCGTCTAAGAACCCGGAACACGTCCCCGCGCGGTCCCTGGGTGTCTTCAGCACACCCGGAGACCCCTACCTGATGAAGCTGCCCGACGGGAAGCAGATCAACATGCTTGAGATGGTGGGCCTGTACGTCCCGCGAAAGGGTTGAGTTAGATGGCGGATGAATCAGTCTGGCGCAAGCTTACACGGCTGTTCCGCAGCGGGCCCATCGTCCGTCACAAGATCGCGACCGGCGAGAGGGCCATGGAGCCCCAGGGCACGGCCCGGGCCTTCAAGAAGGAGCTGTCCTCCCTCTACGTCCGCGCGCTCGCCTCGTATGCCAACTACGAGCGCCTCTCGCGGTACTCCGACTACAACGAGATGGAGTACACCCCCGAGCTCCACTCGGCCCTGGACATCTACGCCGACGAGGCGACTGTCAAGAACGACGACCGTAACGTCATCGAGATCACCTCGAAGAACGCCGAGATCAAGGAGGTCCTCGAGACCCTCTTCTTCGACGTCATCAACTTCAACTTCAACGCCTGGTCGTGGATGCGCCACTTCTGTAAGACCGGCGACTTCGTCCTCTTCGTCGACGCCAGCGAGGAGAACGGCATCCTGAACCTCTACCCGATCCCCATCAACGAGATCGAGCGCGAGGAGGGATTCGACCCCAAGGATCCGATGGCCGTCCGCTTCCGCTGGCTGACCCGCGGAAACACCATCCTGGAGAACTGGCAGGTCATCCACTTCAGGCTCCTGGGCAACGACGCCTACCTCCCGTACGGCACGTCCGTCCTGGAGCCGGCCCGTCGCATCTGGCGCCAGCTGATCCTGATCGAGGACGCGATGCTGGTCTACCGCATCGTCCGGTCCCCCGAACGCCGCGTGTTCCACATCGAGATCGCGAACACGCCTCCCGACCAGGTGGACGCCTTCATCGAGCAGGTGAAGACGCAGATGAAGCGCAACACGATCGTGGACCAGTCCACCGGTCGCGTGGACCTGCGGTACAACCCACTCTCGGTGGAGGAGGACTACTTCCTCCCGAAGCGCGGCGAGCAGAAGTCCGAGATCGGCACCCTGGCCGGCGGACAGTTCACTGGTGACATCGAGGACGTCCAGTACATCCAGTCGAAGCTCTTCGCGGCCATCAAGATCCCACGCGCGTACCTCGGCTACGAGGACCAGCTCGGATCCAAGGCGACCCTGGCCCAGGAGGACGTCCGGTTCTCCAAGACCATCGAGCGCATCCAGGAGATCTTCGCCAGCGAGCTGAACAAGATTGCGATCATCCACCTGTACCTCCTCGGCTACCGCGGTCAGGACCTGGTGAACTTCGAGATCAAGATGGGCTCCCCCTCCACGGTCGCGGCGCAGCAGCGCCTCGAGCTGTGGCGCATGAAGCTCGAGGTCGCCGGGATGGCCCAGGAGGGCATCTTCGACCGTAACTTCATCTACGAGAACATCTTCGACCTGAACGAGAAGCAGATCGCGAAGATCAAGGATGGCAAGCGCATCGACAAGCTGGAGGATACCCTCCTGCAAGGCATGGAGGCCCCGCCGGCGGCACCCGACGAGGCAACCCCGGCCGCGGAGGCACCGGGCGCAGAGCAGCTTCCGGCGACCCTCGGCGGACCAGAGGGCGGGGCCGAGGCCCCTCCCCCTCCGGGTCCCGAGATGGCCGGCCTCCGTCGCACCGGCGGGCTCGTGGAGAAGTTCAACCCGGGCTCGACCGGCAGCCGGGCCGAGATCGCCGTCGACAGGGGGAAGAACCTCTTCGCGACCGGCGAGGACCCCCTGAAGCTGTCCTTCGGCACCAAGAAGCAGACCGCCTCCGACCCGAACGACCGTCGGGCCGCCAGGCGGGTCATCACCCGTCCGTTCTCTGAGAACCAGGGCGCGGACATCCCCCTCCCTCCCCCGGACAAGGGGATGGAGGACTCGATCGACGAGACCGAGGAGATGTTGGAGAGTATCGGCCGCTGGCTCGTCCGCGGCGACGACGAGTGACCTAGATAGCCGCGGAGGAATGGCACTTCAATGAAGAAGCTGTCTCACAACAAGAAGAGGAACGTCGGGCTCGTGTACGAGTTCCTGACACGGGAGGTCTCGGCGGCGGTGGTCGCCGGTGACAACCCGAGGGCCGCGCGGGCCCTGTCCATCATCGCCGGTCACCTGAACGAGGGGACTGAGCTGGCGGACGAGCTGTCCATGCACCGGAAGGTCATGGAGGCTCGTGGCTGCAGCGAGAGGCTGGCGCACCGGATCGTGGACGAGCTCAAGGCGGCAGGCATCCGCCTGGGCGCCCGCTCGGCGTCCCGTGACGCGGCCAAGTCGGCCCTCATCCACGAGATGAACCGGACGCTGGGCCGTGACATCTTCACCCGGTATCGCATCCCCGACTACACGGCCCACGCCTCCATCAGCATCCTCCTCTCCAGGGGGATCGACTCCAGGATGGACGAGGCCGTGGACGTCGCCAGGGTGGAGGACCACCTGGTGGAGTTCCTCACCTCTCAGCCCACCGAGCGCCCCCACGTCGACCGTGAGGCGACCATGTTCGCCTACAAGAACGCGGTCGGCCTGTTCGAGCAGGAGTTCGGCAAGGAGCTGGACGCCGACCAGGCGGACATCCTGAGGGAGTACGTCCGTGTCTCGCTCGGCGGCAACCGTGCCCCGTTTGAGAGGACGTTCGAGCGGCACCGCACGGCCCTGCGAGAGCACCTCCGCGTGCACCGGCACGACCAGGAGTTCCGCCAGGACCCCGACATGTCCGCCCGTCTGGACGAGGCCATCAAGGACCTCGACGCGCTCGACCCCTCGAACGAGGAGTCCGTGGAGCGCCTGATGCTCTACCACAACCTCAAGAGGGAGATCGAGTCGTGAAGAAGCTGAAGAACGAGGGACCGAACTTCGACCTGAGCGACACGCCGTCGCCGTCCGGACGTCGCGGACCGCCGCCCGTCCCGCCCAAGCCGCAGCGCGTCACCCCCGGCAACCGTCCTCCCAAGGCCGGTCCCCAGCGTCCGCTTCCCGGCATGCGCAAGGAGGCCACCCCCTTCAACCCGGGAGGAGGTGATCAGCCCCCGCGCTCTGCTCGCGCCAGCAGGCAGACCCAACAGCTCACGGCCATGGGACCGCAGAAGCCGGCCGCCTCGTGGGACGTCACGATCGGCAACGACACGTACCGCGTCCCGCACCACGACTCGGAGGAGGCCAAGCAGGCCGTCATCGACATGTGGCAGAAGGACAATCCCGGCATGCACGTGGATCCCATGCACGTGAAGGCCACCCCATCCCCCGAGACGGAGGGAGCCTCCGCGGGTAGCCTCGCGGGCTTCCAGGCCCCGAACGATCGCGTCAGGGAGGCCATCCGCCAGATGGTCCGTGCGAAGATCGCCGAGGTCGTCCGCAAGAAGTCGGGCGGTGGTGGGTTCAAACTCTATGCCCCGAACAGCGGCAAGAAGAAGGACGCGAAGCCGGTCGGCGAGTTCCCGACCAAGCTCCAGGCCAAGGAGGCCGAGCTCCAGCGCTTCCCGCCCAAGGACCCCGAGCAGCTGAAGAGGGCACGCAAGCGCCTCGAGAAGCTCAAGAAGGACCCGAAGAAGCGCATCGAGAAGGAGAAGGAGCAGCTCTCCGGGCACAAGGGTAAGAAGTCCAAGAGGTCCTCCAAGAAGGAGTCCCTCATGCGCATGATGGTGCAGGAGCTCCGCGAACGTCTCTTCCGCGAGGACGAGATCCCGGGCTCCCCGTGGGACGAGAAGATCGACAGCCTCCACCCGGACGCGCTGTCCTCGGACAAGAAGCTCCACGGGCTGCACCGCGGCATGGAGGCCGCCTCGATCGGCGCCCTGGGTGACGGTCACAAGGCCCTCGTCAAGGCGCTGAAGGGCATCGCCAAGGTCAACCACGGCGAGCATGCCTTCGATCCAGAGCGCAAGAAGATGTACCTGCCCGCGACCCTTGACGTCGATGGGACGGAGATCGGACCGGTCCACCTCTACGTGGACGGCGGTCACGTCAAGATCGAGATCTCCCAGGACGCCCGCCAGGCGATCGCGTCGCTCGAGCCGAACATCGCCAAGGACCTCCGCGGCGGCCTCATGTCGGTCGAGGAGGACCACCTTCCCAAGATCGACCGGGCCAAGAAGGCCTGGGACGAGCGTGACGGCTACCTGGACAAGATCCACGGCAAGCTCGAGAAGCAGATCGGCGGCATGTCGGGCGTCGAGGCCCACCTCGCCAAGGCCCTGCTGGCCAAGCACGGCAAGGGGAAGAAGTGATGTCCGAGCGCAAGATCCTGCGGGAGTGGCTCCCGCTCGAGCGAAAGGAGGGCGGCAAGTTCCTCATCGAGGACAACCGGCCCCAGGGTGGTAGGCTACTGCTGCGTGGACCCATGCAGCGGGCCGAGGCTCTCAACCAGAACAAGCGCATGTACCCGCGCCGCATCCTCCAGAGGGAGTTCCAGAACTACCTGAAGGCGGTCGCGGAGAGTCGGGCCATGGGCGAGCTGGACCACCCGGACACGAGCACTGTCTCCCTGGAGAAGGTCTCGCACATCGTCCGGGAGATGTCCTGGGACGGCGACACGTGGATGGGCGTCATCGAGGTGCTGGGCACCCCGTGTGGCAAGATCCTCGAGAACCTCGTGGACTCCGGCGTGACCCTGGGCATCTCGTCCCGCGGCGTCGGCTCCACCAGCAAGAACGAGTCCGGCGCCGACGTGGTGCAGGACGACTTCACCCTGGTCTGCTTCGACATGGTGGCCGAGCCGTCCACCCACGGCGCGTTCATGCTGCCAGAGTCGATCGACCGTAACGGCGGTCCGGTGCTCTCCAAGCCGGACCGCATCAACCGCGCCCTCCGGGCGCTGAAGGGCAAGGGCGAGTGAGCCAGCAGAACAAGCTGAGGGAGACGATCGACCGGATGGTGGAGGACGCCATCCGTCGGATCCTCCCGGGCGTCATGAACGAGGTGCTCCTCAGGACCATCGCCTCGGCGAACATCGTCCAGGAGGACCGTCGGCCGACCCCCACCCCGCAGAGGGTAAAGGCACAGTCCCAGCGGCCGGCCCCGGCCCGCAAGCCCCAGAGGAGGGGAAAGATCGACCTCAGCGAGCTCCTCGACGAGAGCGCCGGGTCAGAGTACTACCAACAGGCCGTGTCCTTCGAGCAGGAGCCCGAGGAGTACGATGAGCCCGAACAGCAAGGTCCGCCGGCCTCCCTCCAGGAGCGGGTGGCCAGGAACATCCAGAACCTGCCTCCCGGCCTCCGTGAGATGGCCGAGGGCATGGAGCTGGACGAAGACGAGATGGTCTCCGAGGAGCACACGTCCATCGCCCCCCGGGGTGACGACGCGGGCGACCTCGGTGTGGCCAGCCGGCGCGTCGGGGTGGACTTCGGCCGCATGGCGCAGCTCGCCAAGATGACCGAGCAGAAGGCCGCCTCGAAGAAGCCCAAGATGTCGGCCGCCGACGCCGCTGCCCAGCAGCAGTTCGAGGAGGCGCGTCTCAAGAGGATGCGCGAGCGGCTCAACGGCGGCAAGCCCGTCGGCGAGGGCTGATGCCCGGACCGTCCGGATACACCACCGCGTTCACGCATCCGGATCCGTTGGATCCGAACGATGCGCAGCGCCAGCGTACCCAGGGTCGCTCCCCGGGAGACGGTGGCAAGGGGACGGGCCACCAGGCCTATCCCTACGACCAGCCCGTCTCCTACGGCAAGGACGTCGGCTCCGGAATGGACGGCCAGGGATACCAGATCGACGGAGGGGGCCACCCACCCCCCGGCGAGGAGGAGGAGCCGGACCGGCCGCTGTCGGTCTGGGACCGTCTCTCCGACATGAGCGACGGGATCGACCGGCGCATCGGGAAGCCGATGGAGCCGGGTCCCCAGGGGTATGACGCGGACGAGATGGGATACGGCGCCCACGGCCTGAGAGGTGAGTCCCTGGACCGCTGGGACGACGAGATCCAGGAGCTGTACGAGTGCTTCCG